GGTCTTTCCTGGCCGGCCAGTCGAACGAGCCGTGCGAGTTCATGCTCGCGGAGATCGAAATCTCCTCGTTCTGGCCCGCCGCCTGCGAAGCGACGCTCGTCTGATTGTACGCGGCGGTGATGGTCGTCGTCTTGAAGGTGCCGGTCGCGGTGGCGATGGTCGTCGGGCCGTACGGGTTGAACGTCTCCTTCCTGGAGGTCCAGTCGAACGACCCGTGGTCGTTCCGCGACGCGGAGATCGAGACCTCCGTGTTCACGCCGCCCGTGACGCTCGGGGCCGCGGCGGAGTTCTTCGCGTACCTGATCTCGACGGTCTTCAGCGTGGACGTGGCCGTCCCTATCACCGCCGGGCCGTACGGCATGTACGTCGTCTTGCGGAGCGTGTAGTCGTAGGAGCCGTGGTCGTTCGCCGACGCCGTGAGCGCCACCTCGACGTTGGTGGAGCCAACCGCGCCAGAGACGGACGTGACGTTCCTCCCGAACGTAGTCTCGACCCTCGTGTCCACGTTCCCGGACGCAAGGGGCCCAAGCGTCGTCGGATAGTGGGTCGTGGTCGTGACCGTGCCGTCGAGAAGCTGGAAGTCGTTCTTGGTCAGGCTCGCCCTCGTCTCGACGTTCACGCCTCCGGGCGCGACGACGACGTTCTGCGCGTTCCGGTACGCGACGGACGTGGACTTCAGGAGGACGGAGCCGAAGTCGACGGAGTGCGACAGCTGCCGCGCCGTCCGCGTCGTGGTGGTGACGTCGAACGTGGAGAGCTCCGTCGCGGCCACGGACTTCTCGACGATCGTGCCGACCGCCGGGGAGCCGACCTCCGCGGAGGGCTTCGTCGTGACGTTGTTCGTCTCGGAGTGCCGGTGCTCGGACGCAGACGACACGCAGTCCTCCCGCGTGAGCCCGAGGTCGTGTACGTCCGTCTCCGTGATCGTCTGGTTGTAGAGTCCGCCGTTCGTCCTCTCGTTCCGCACGGACGAGCCGATCTTACCGGAGCCGGGGGCCGCCGACGGCATATTCCGGTTCACCGTCGTGACGCGCGTGCCCTTCAGGGTGACGGCCTTCTCGACGGACGCGGACGGGACGGCCTGCTCGAGCGTCTCGGTCACAGTCTGGTCGTAGCCGCCGTCCTCGTTCCGGCGCGAAGTGACGGTCGTCGACCTCCCGCCGGACGCGTCGGGGACATGGCCCACGCCGGAGTACGGGGTCTCCTCGCTCGTGATCGTCCTGTGGATGTGCTCGAATATCGTCTTGGAGCACTCCATGCCGAGGGAGCCGGCCACGGCCTTGGAGAACTGCTTGATGGTGTAGTTGTAGAGGCCGCCCTCCGTCTTCTCGACGGTGAGCGTCCTGCCGACCGCCTCGACGTACGCCGGGGCCGACGGCTGGTTCGTGTTCCGCTCCTCGTAGGTCGTGCCGCGGATCGTCGTCGCCCACCGGCGCATCGACTGCGGAACGGGCTTCTCCAGCTTGTCGGTGACGGTCTGGATGATCGCGCCGTCCTCGTCCACGGTCGTGGAACGCCTGACGACGTGGCCGCCCACGCCCCCGCCCTGCACGTGGTCGGTCGGCATCGTCGCCCCGCTCTCGGTCGTCTCGTCGGTGTGCGAGTACAGGTCGGTCTCGCACTTCTCGCCGACCTTCTCCCGCTCCGACCTGTCCCACGTCGAGACGGAATTGTTGAATCTCCTGCCGGGCGTCTTCTCGACTTTCACCTCGGCCCCGAGCTCGAGCCCGGTCGTGGGGGCCGCCGTCCTCTGGTTCTTGTGTACGCGGGTGACGCGCTTGCCCTTGCGGGTGACGCTCACGGTCACGGAGGCGTCGAGCACCTCCTGCTCCTGCCGGATCTGCTCCGTCGTGTCGTACTTGCCGTCGGGCCGCAGCTCGCTCTTGTGCGTCTTGAGGAGCCCGTCGGCGGCGTCGGGGGCCTCGGGGAGCGGGGCGGACTGCCCGCGCTTCACCTCGCTCTTTGACCGCTCCTCGATGTTCTCCGCCGTCGTCGTCTCGGAGGTCGCGGCCTTCGCCTCCTTGCGCTGGACGGTGACGTTGTACGTGCAGTCGTCGTTCGTCTGCGTCTGCAACTCGATCGTCGTCCCGGCGGGCGCGGACGCGGGCGTGGGCACGGCGACCGCCGCCCCCGTCTCGTCCGTGAATCCCGTGTCGGGGGAGCCGTAGAGGTTGCGGTACGTCCGCACGTAGGTGGAGTCGAACTCCGTGTCGGCGGTCTGCGTCTCCGGGGGGAGCTGGGTCAGCGCGGTGCGCTTTATGAGCACGTAGCTGAACGTGCCGTCCTCCGCCTTGTCGACGCGCTGGATGGCGTACGTCACGCCCTGCGTCGGCTCCGGCAGCGCGACCACGGTGTCCGCGTCCCACACGTAGAGGGACTCGACGCGTTCCGTGCAGGAGCCTGTCGTGGGTCCGCCCCACTCGTCGGGGAACCCGTCCTCCACGAGGTCCTGGACGAGGGTGTACGTCCCGTCCGTCCGCTGCTGGCCGTTGACGACCGTCTGGTCGTCCCGGCGCCACTCCGTGAGCGTGGGGCGGTACTTGCCGGACAGGACCTGCCCATTGAACACGACGCCCGTGTACGGGGCCATGTCGAGCAGCACGTCGAGGGCGTCGACCATGTGCGCGGCGGGGCACCCCTCCGCAAAGCGCCGGATGCGGAGGGGCACCAGCTTGCGCTTGCCCGTCGCCGGGTCCTTGCGGTAGCGGCGGGACAGGATCTGCACCCGCCACTGGTTTGCCTTCGTGACGGTGTTGATCCAGTTCTCGGCAGCCTTGCGGGCCATGCTGTCTGTCAGTGTCGCCATGGTCTTGGTGCGCTAATGTCAGGCACGGACATAGTATACCATATCCGCGGACATCCTTCAACCTGCATCCGCTGCCCCGAAGTCGTCCCCGTCCTCCGGGATGGCCCCGTAGCCGTCGTAGTCGGCCACCCGGATGACGGGGCCGACGGGGGCCTGCTCCTGCGCCACGGAGGCCGGGGTGGGGGTCTGCGTGACGTACCCGAACGGCATGAGCCCGTACCGCTCCTTGGCGGCGAGGGCGGCGAGGGCGCAGGCGTCCGTCTCGTCCGGTGACTTCTTGAACCTCGCCTTGAACTCGTCCTTCGGCTCGAGGCGGAGCGGGAACATCTGCGTCTGGGTGTTCTTCCGCATGGCGTACCGGCGCGTGACGAGGCCCCGGAGCGCCTCCGCCGGAAGCCCCCGCACCATCCCGGCGCGGCAGAACTCGGCGAGGACGCACCATGACTCCGTGCCCCGGTCGTAGATGGTGTCGCACGTCTTCTCCGACTCGTTGGCCCGGAGCGGGGCCTCGGACGCCCGGACGGAGTTGTTCACGGCGAGGGGGTTCGCGCCGGCGAAGATGCGGAGATGGTCGGCGAGGCCCTGGTTCGCGGACGCGTCCACGGCGAGGTAGTCGAACGGGGCGGCGTACGGCTCGCGGGCGAGGGCGACCACCTGGTTCGCCAGCTGCTGCGTGACCGGTATGGTCGCGACGAGCTGGGCCTTTATGGCGAGCTTGCGGAGCCCGTCGGTGAAGTCGAGGTACGGGCGGCCGAACGGGTCGAGCCGTATGTAGCACCTCGCGTAGCACGCCCCGTCGCCGTTCTCCGACCACGCCGGGTCGCACCCGGCCACGGTGGCGAGAAGGGTCTCCGGGCGGAACTCCACGCGGTCCGTGACGTGCTGCTGCGTCGCGATCGCGTGGTCGAGTATGACGGGCGCGCCGGTCGAGGACGGCACGGGGAACCCGCGCACCATCTGCCAGTAGATCGGCGCGTCCGTGTTCCCGTCGCAGTCGGAGAGGTTCTGCGCTATCACCTCGCGGGTGATGAGGAACGGGTACTCCTTCGCGGTCTCGGGCCGCTCGACCGTGATGCACTTGTGCCCGTCGTGGTGCCGCACGAGGAACCCGCGCGTCGAGGTCCAGAGGGTGTCGTCCACGGACACGGACGAGACGCCGCCCGGCGGAACGCAGTACTGGCACGACTCGTCCTCCCACGACGCCGGGTTCGCAAGGGCGAAGAACCGGAAGTCGATGGCGCCGATGCGGAGGTTCTGCATCGCCTTGCGGATGTTGTCGTGGTGCGTGATCGTCGCAAGCTCGTCGATGACGAGGCGGACGTACTTCGCGTGCGCGCCCTGGAGCTTGCCGGAGTCCTCGCTGTCGTTCACGGCGACGCCGACGATCCCGGCCTTCTCGCCCACCGATTCGGGAGAATCGTCCGCGTCGTCGTTCAGGATGGCGTAGCCGGACTTGGAGAACTTGCCCGGTATCGCGAGCCCGAGCTTGTTCTGCCGGAGCGCGGCGAAGTAGGTGACGACGGCGTTCCACGAGCGGGACTTGAGGGACTGCTTGTCGGTGGAGCCGAGACGGATGACCGTGTCGAACGGGTCCGTCACCCAGTCGAGTAGCATCAGCAGGCCGTAGTCATTACTTTTTCCGCAGGCGCCCGGGCCCCATGTTATGCACCCCTTCTCCGCCATCACCCAGTCGTGGAAGTGCTCCTCCGTCCACGGCGGCACGCGGAAGTACTGCTCCGGGATAAGCGCCTTCGCGGCGTCGAGAAGGGGAACCCAGGGGTCCTTGAACTCGACCCCGTACTCGGCCTTGAACTGGCGCCACTTCTTCGCGACGGTCATGTCGATGAACGCGTCGCACATCTCGGCGGGCCAGTCGACCCCGTGCCGCGTCTTGTAGGTCACGGGACCTTCTTGAGGGCGTCCACGATGTG